AGTAACATTAAAATAAGGGCTGTAAGTGCCATCATCTGCAAGGTAGCTGTCAGGAGTAACGGTTAGATTAGTAGGTGCTGCGGCTGTTGTCCCATCATATAAAGCAACCTCACCTGCGCCTAAGAATACTTCTTCATCTTCATCCCAAGACCAGATTGAAGATGCTGTCTCAATAGCCTCGACATTGACCACCATTTGATCAGAACTAAACCCGAATGAATAACCAACAACCTCAAACACTTTGGAGGAATAGCCAAGGCGAGTATTGGAGACATTGATATTGTCCCCTATTTTGAATTTAAAGGCGTTTAGGTTGCAGGGGATGGTAATGGCTTCCTGTTGCCTAGAACGGAACAGAGCGAGCTTAGCGATTCTCTGAGCGCGTATGTTATTGACCGTGTATGGAAGAGGCATATCCAAATAGATTGGATCGCCATCTTGAGTTGCGTAAGTGCTTGAGATTTGAGCAGGGTAGTCAGCCAGAATATAATTATCTTCCTCGCTTAAGAAAACCCCTTTTACGCCATTGTAGGCATTACGTCTTGATTGTTTGGTTTGAACGCTGATCTCGCCAACCATCATTGATTCATCAATCGTTACTGTAGGAGCAACGTACTCACCTGCATGAATCTCGAACTTGCCGCCTGAATAAATGAGCCGACCAATCATTGCGCCTGTCATGTTTTCGATATTGGCTTTAATTGAATCAGCGGTATCAATAACGCCATCCATTGTATAACGCGGTTGAGTTCCACCTGCGGCTAAAGCGACAGTCTCATCGCATACGTCTTTAGCAGTATTGATTGACGATGTAAGGATATTAGATGCTGATTCAGCTAACCCGTATTTTGAATCTAAAAGATAATCATAAATGCAGAGCGCAGGGTTTTGTGACCACGCTGTTGCGCTTGTCTCTGGGTCGAGTACCTTTTTGCCACGAACCACGGTAGAGATATTTGGCAGACCTTGGGCAAATTGCTCTTGGTCATAGGTGAGTTTAACCACCATATAAGCGGTATCGAGTAGCTTGTGATTGTCAGTCCATTTTGTTGAATTAGAAACTAAACTTGCCGTGCCTCGTTGTGATGCATTATCCGCAGACGTTTGATCTCCTTTATAGAAACCAATATCAACATACGACCCCCAATCACTAACATATGAGCCACCATCCCAAATCTTTTGATCGTTAAACCAGACCTGTTCATAAGCATCTATTTCATGCCCTGCAATCGCAGTGACTAACCAGAGGTATTTATTATCAGTGCCAGTGGATTCAAGGTAGACAACATTGCCGCCCACACGCGCACGACCATAGATAATCTTGCGAGAGGATGCCGCCTCTCTGGTCATGACAGATCGGCCACCCATTTGAGTGCCTAAATCGGGCTTTGGCATTAACGCTCTCGATACCATCGACAACCCTGCGCCAAGAGCAAAAGCCGCCCAAGACCAAGCGATCCCTGCGATAGCCGCTGAACCCATTGCCGCTACACCTGCTATTAACGCTATTGCCATTTCTTAATCCTTAAAGCATTTAGAGTAAATGCGCTCTATTAAATTAAATCCCATGCCAATCATTAAATTGTCAAAAGGAATATGAACTTTAGTATTGATGTTTAAAAGAGAGATGCCATTTTCACGGCAGTGATCTTCTGCATATTTAATTAATTTATAACCCGTTGCCCCTGCTCTTGAATCAGGAAGGACAAAAACAACATCATTATTTGCAAAGACATGATCTTTGTAATGAAGGCTTTGTGATACAACCAGTACACAATAGCCAACTAATTCGCCTTGATCTCTGGCTGTAAATATTCTCAATATCCCTGCTGCATCTAACTCTGCGTACTTTTCCCAATCAGGGTTTAATTTAATTGTGCCTTGATTAAGAGCAACCAATTCCCAGTGTTTTTCTAGCAGAGGTTTAATATCCTCTTTTACATTCGCTAGACATTCGTGAGCAATTATCATGCATGATGCCTATTTCCACCGTCTTGAGAGCCGTCATATCCACCGCCACCTGCTGACCCTGTTGGCCTTCCCCAGATGATTTCTTTCTCTACAATGGCGGTTACAAACTCAAAGCCTTTGTCTGTAGGGTGATCAATCTTTTGATCTTCTGCTGTATAGCGTCTAATTTTTGATCGCTCAAAGGCAATTAGCTTATTCTCAACAGCAATAGTGATTGATGAATATTGCCCTGCCTCGGCAATAGTCATGGTATCCATAAAGCCAGAAAAGATAATGACAGGATCAGCAATTAAAGAACCTGATGAATCAAACGCACCAAGGCGAACCGTTAATTCGCGCCCTTGATATTCGTGATCTTTTGCTATCGTGACCAGGGAGGATTTAACCCCTGCTAAACTGACGTTCATCCCGGTAGCTTGAACATCTGCTGTTTCTTTAATTTCACTAATGCTGAGTAAATCACCAAGCCCTGTATAGGTTTCACCGCCATAGGATAGATCACCCATGCCTGACCAAACATTTAATTCAGCAGGGCTTTCACTTGCAATTCCAGTTCCTGAACCTGCACCAGTTGCAGTAAAAGTCACGCCAACCGTGTTTGCGCTTGCCCCAATAGCTGTAAAATTAGTATTGCCAACACTAACTATTTTATATTTGTGTCCTGTGACAAAAGTACCTGCCGCAATATTTTGATCAAACTCCATGTTGACAAGGTAGATAGGTCTGACAACATCAGCAACAAGCGCATTGCTCATTGCGGTAGTTAGCGTTCTACTCATAACGCCTCCTCACACGCAAAGGTAAAGCCGTAAATACTAGCCTCATTGATCGACCAACCAATGTCATTGGAGGACATACGCCATAGGGATTTTGGAAGGGTAAAATCACATACCTGACCACTGGCAATCGTTGCTCTTAATGGCGGTTGGAAGTTTAATGTCCCTGCCCCGGCTGACTTGTCAGATGTCACCATGTAGAGGTAATCACCTAACTGGAAGTAAGTTCCTGCACTCACAGCAGAACCACCTGATGTTGTGGTTAAAGATTCCGATCTAATAGCGGTAGAGCCTGACGTTGTAGCCGTAGCCGAACTGGTATGTAGTGGATTGCCAAAAGTAAAAGTCCCCTCCCTTCCGATAAGGCCAACAATAAATGCCTCAACTGATCTCGCCTGTGCATGGCTAAGTGGTGGTAAAGATATTTCTGCCTCCCATCGTGCGCCTTGGTGAGTATAGGTCTGAGTATCTAAAGTGAAGGGTGATTCAGCAACAGCCACAACACGCTTTAGGCGCATTGACATATTCTGAATGCCAACATTAGGAAAAGCTAAGGGCATTATGCACCCCCCATTGCTTTGGAGAAGTTACCACCGCGCAACCTAGCATCTGCAACAGCACCTTTAGCGGCTTGGGCTATCTGAGGCATTAACTGTACGATCTCAGCACGTACGGTTTGCTGTACGCCTGTAGTCACGTATATTGTTTGCTGTACGACTACGCCAGATGATTGACCTTTAGTGTGATCAATGACAGTCTCATTCGGGTGAAGTATTGCAGGGAATCCACCTTTACCATCTACGCCACCAGATCGTGAACCCATCCCAGTGAATCCACCGCCATTAAATGATCGGCTGCCGCCTAAATTTGTCCCTGCCGCATTTCCTGCCGCATTTGCATTGCCACCACCGCCAAAGCTACCAGTGATAGCGTCAAACAGTGGTTTAGTAATGTAATACTGGACAAGCATTTTAATCAAACTATCAACTACCGACTTCGCCATATCTCTCATGGCATCACCAAAGTTTTTTGCCCCAGTGATTGCATCGGTAAAGGCATCGGTAAACTTGTTCATGCCTTGTTTGGCTACATCTTGTAGAGCAATATCAACATCGCCAAGGGTTTCTTTCCAATCATTGAAGGCTTGACGCATATTGCTAATACCATCAGCAACCTTTGGAACTAACCCTTCACCTTCTCCACCGCCCACGATAATTGCAATAAGGCTTTCAACTTCTTTTTTAAATGCATCGACATCAATGACATTAGATAAATCAATCGGAGTCATGCCACCACTAATTTTGGCCTTCAATTCATCTATTCGATCATTTACTTCGTTATACCTTTTTACAATATTGACTAAAGTAGGTTCAGCATCACCAAGCCCTAAACTTCGTATCTGACTTGCACTTAATGTTGCTCCAGTTGAAATTTCCGTAAAGGCATCGCTTAGTAAATCTGCTCTGCGAGTAAAATCATCTAAGTCAGTTTTGTTTGCCCATGCGGCAAAGCCAGACACTTTTTTGCGGAAAAACTCAAACGTCTTTCCAACATTAGTAAGAATAGTATCAAGCGACTGAACAACGGCAACAGAGGCATTAAGAAACGAAATTGCCATGTCTTTGGCAAATTGTTCAACACCGCCTTTTTCATCAGCAATCTTTTTAAAGAATTCTGTGAATCTTGTTGTTAGGGATTCAATGGCAGGGGCAAGTGCTGCAACAAACTGATCTCTCAATCCTTTGGTTATTGCCTTTAATTTTGTAAGAGAATCGCTTGCATCTTCTACACCTTGAGCGGCATCACTGGACATTACTGCGCCCAATGCTTTTGCCTCTCCAAGCAATTCAGCTAGTCCCTCGCGGCCTAAACTTAGCGTGTTGACTAATGCCGCACCCTCACTGTCAAACAGCTTAAACGCCAATCTGAGGCGATCTGACTCGCTTTTAACTCCGCTAAACGCGTCTGCTAAAGCAAGCATTCTTTGGTCTAACGGCATTCGGTTTAACTCTTGAGCATTAATACCTAACTCACGAATTGCACCCTTAGCCTCGCCTGTTCCTTTTGCCGCTTCTGCTGTTCTTCGGGTAAACCGTTGCAACGCCATATCCATCGTGGTTGTAGCAATGCCAGTGATGTCTGCTGCATACCGTAAAGCACTCAATGCCTCAGTGGTTGTGCCGATCTTTGATGCCGTCTTAGCTAATGAATCAGTTGCGTTTAATGAAGATTTAACCAGTAAGCCAAACCCTGCAACACCTGCTACGCCAACCAAAGCGGTTCGCATAGAAAACACTGCGCCAGTGACTTTCTTTAGCCCAGAGGTGACAGAGCCAAAACCTTTCTTGGTTTTATCTACTGCACTGATAATAATCTTGGTATTTTCAGCCATCGTTCTCACTCATTAATTGGTAATAGGCCATCCACTCGTTAAAGTGGGTGACAGACATCTGCTCTGCTTGTTCGATACTCATATGCAAGCGATCAGCCAAAGACAGCAAATTCATCCTTGATTGATCGCGCCTTAGTTTTTTTCAGCAGTCTCCACTGATTGAACATCGGCAAACATTTGATTGGCGATTTCAGAGATAACCGCTGTCTCCTCACCCATCAGATCAATCCGATCTTCCGCAGAGGTAAACAGCTTAGAGCCACCTTCATCCATTGCTTTCATCAGAATCAGATCAACCATTGCTCCGATTGTCGTATTCTCAAGAAAGTTGGGATGTTTCTTTTGCAGTTCATTAAGGTCATAGCAAGAGATGCTGCCGCAGAACAGTTTGAATGGAACGCCATTCTCATCTGACCAGGCATCAACCACTACCTCGCGCAGTGGTATCGTTCGCCTTGACCGTAACTCTTTAGCCAGACCCATTAGTGAGCCGCTTCGGTGACTGCGCCAGAAACCTGAAGGCTAAAACTTGCCTCAACCATGCCATCAAAAGATGCGTTGATTGACTTACTAGTGACAATGCCTGTGCCTGAGTATTTCTTGGAGCCTGACGCTGTACCTGATGGGCTGATCTCAAAATCAATAGAGGCACGAGCATCTAATACTAATTGCTGTGCGTCTGCTTGATCCCAATAGCATTCTATAGAGACAGTGCTGCTCTCTAAGCCTGACTTATAGGTTCGGGCAGTATCGCCCATTGCGCTATCTTCGATGGTGTCAGCAGACGTTTCCAAAGTAAATGATCTGATCTCACCAACCGCGACCTCTGAAGTACCTGATAACTGTAATTTTACTACGCCTGTTTGACCTGTGACTGTAGCCATTTTGTATTTCCTCTCGTTTAAAAATGTTGCTTTTTGGTGGACGAAAAAAAACCGCCAAATGGCGGTCTGTTTCAGTTGGGTTAATTTAGGTTGTGCCTCGCGTGTATTCGTACAAAACGCGAACCGTCAAGATGACTCCTCCTATTGGATCAATAGAGCCTTCATCTATTTCGACTTGGGTGATCTGCGTATCTTTTGCAAAGCCCCCTCTAGTTCTATCGACATCAAGACCCTCTTCGATTGCCTCAATGATGTTGTTTCTTGCCTGATCGATCAGCGCACCTTTGACAAAGCAAACCAACTCATAGTTGATGGTTGCCATGCGCTTTCCTATCGAACCGCCTATGGTCGAATCTTCTCGATTCTCATCAGCCGTTCTGACTAAAACAGCCGGGTATTGTGCGTTGGATAACTTGTCAAACTGGAAGGGTTCTCGCGTGACATATTTAATGTCCACCGGGCTAATAATGTCACCGATGGTTGTCACAATGTTTTCTGCAATGGATTCTCGAACGCTCATGGTAAGAACCTTTCAAATGTTTTTGCCAGTTGCTTTTCTTCTAGCCGATTAAAGCCAAAGAAAGGTCTGATACTGTCGTTTCTCGCTGCTCTTTCAGTAATTTTTGGATTTGTAAAAAAGATCACTGCTCGTTTGCTATTAGCCTTGCTTGTCATGCCGCCAATCATCGTCCCAGTGACATTAAGATTTACAATCCCACTAGCGTCACCAGAAAAACTTCGCCTATCTTTGCTTCTAGGCCATCCATTTTTTTTGGCTATTGCGTAACCTTTAGAATAAGGCTTAAACTTTCCTTCATACCCTTGGCCTTTTTCAGTCCTGTCTTGAATGACATTAATACCAACTTGCGCTGTTTTGGATAAAGCTAATTTAATTCCGGCCTGAATCTCTTTCTGCCGCTTTTTGGCAATGCCCTTAAAGTTCTTGGGCTTAATATCAACCTTGACCGCTAGGCTCATCGGACTAAACGACCATCGTTAATCGGGGTTTTCTCATCGTTATCAATCGTGCCGTTGTTGTCATCGTCATATTCAACGCCATCTTTAAATACAGCCTCTATCTCTTCGGCATAACGAGACTTGTAAAAATCAATCATGCCTTGGAATCGATCACCATCAACCCAGTTGGTTAACTGAGGTAGCGCGTATTTCCACAGGACTAAATAAGCATTGGCGCGAGTCCATTGTGAATCGGTCAGATAGGATGCGTTTAACTCACCGCTAAACCCTCGCTTGTCCCACCAATCTGCACGAATCTTTCGCTCTATATCTGCTTGTGCTTTGGCGTGATCTGCTGAAAATGAATCAATGCCAAAACTTAAAATGTCAGGAATGATTCCCATCAAGTCTGCATCTGTTGAAAAAGCCATAATTGCTCCAATAAAAAAGCCCCACCCCCGAAAGGATGAGGCTTATCTTTACTACTTAAACAGCCGCGTCAAAGAACAACTCAACACCGTAAGTGTCATCAAGCTCACCAACACCGTAAACGGCAGTTGCGTTAAGCTCAGTGGCACGTAAAGATGCATCACGCTGAGTTTCGATTTGGAAGTCACGCTTTAAGGCAATCCCC